AACTCCCGGCCGGAGGCGAGACAGTTCGTCAACATGCTCCGGCGGATCGCCCTGGACATCAACGGCGCCGTGATCCTGTGCGCCCATCCCTCCCGCGCCGGCTTGGCCGATGGCACCGGAACGAGCGGGTCTACCGCCTGGAACAATGCCGTCCGGTCCCGCCTGTACCTGTCGCGCCCGCGCGAGACCGACGACGACGGGGAGGATCGGGACGCCCGGACCCTTTCCACCAAGAAGAGTAACTACGGAGTGGTCGGCGACGAACTGCGGATCCGTTGGCAAGAGGGTGTGTTCGTCCTGGACGAACCCGACACGGGGTTCCTTGGGCGCATGGACGCGAAAGCCAAGGCGAACCGGGCGGAGGCCCTGTTTCTGGATTGCCTGGACGCGGCGACGGCACAAGGGCGAACGGTCTCGGATTCCCCGAACTCCCCGAAGTACGCCCCCAAGGTGTTCGCCACCATGCCGGAGGCGCACGGGATCGGGAGACGCGCTTTCGAGCGCGCCATGCCCGCCTTGTTTTCATCCGGGGCCATCGTGATCGGGGAGGCCGGGCGGGACAGCGGGCGCCACGCAATCAAGGGGATCGTGCGCGCAAGTCCCCCCGTAAGCCCTTGATTTCATTGCGCGCGGGTGTTGCGCGCAAGTGCGCGCGAGTGTTCCGTAAGTCCTTGATTTCATTGCGCGCAAGTGCGTGCGCGTGTGTGCCTATACCCTACGGGTATAACCCCCCGCCCCCCTGGGGGTGGGGTGCGGGGCTCTGGAAGGGATGACGCGATGACCAGCCATACCGAGACCATCCTTGCCGCGTTCGAGGCTATCCAGACCGAGCGTGCGGCGCTGCGAGACATCGAGGCCCCGGCCCGTCCTGTCGAGGCCGCCATGCGCGCCCGCGTCCGCGACCTGGGGGAGCGCATCCACGCGGCCGGCGGGTTCGACGCCATGCAAGCCGTCTGGATGGATGTTTCGGAGGCCAACCGCCGCGCCGGATCGTTCCTGGACCGCGCCTGGGATGGCGTGGGGGAGTGGCGGGCATGATCGACCCGGCCGACACCTGCGACCCGCTGCTGGACGGCGCCCATGCGGTCCTGTCGTCCCCGTTCGCCAGCGCATCCAGTCGGGAGCTTGCGCGCCGGGTGGTGGCGGAGGGCGGATTGCCCCGCCTGCCGGATCGCGGCCCGCGCCTGATCGGGGACTTCATGACCCTCCACATGACCGAGATCGGGTTCGCGCACCTGACCGCGCCGCACCCCGGCACCCGCGCCCGCGCCCTGGCCTTGCTCCGCTCGCACGCGCCCGACGCGCTGGCGCTGCTGGACGCGCCGGCCGATCCCGAACCGGAGGACGTGGCATGAGCGACCCCCGCGTGATCGTCACCCGCCCCGCCGGTCCCGATGGTCCCGCCGTGCTGGCCGTTTATGGCGACAGCCCCGCGCCCATCGTTGCGGTGCCCCTGACCCCGCGCCGGGTGTTGCGCTTGGCCGGCGAGTTGCTGGCATCGGTCGATGCCGACGAGGTGGAGGCGAAGAAACCGCTTGACAAGAAACCGACTGAAACAGACTGAGACAGACTGAAATAGACGGCTGTGGAACACTGTGGACGTCTCATGAACGAAAACACGGCATGCTTGACATCGGACAGTTCTCGCGCCTACCCTGTTCGCGGCTGGACAGGATCAACGCATGTCACTTCTTCGTCGTATTCTTGGATTGGAAACTCGGGCCGGGTTTTCGGACCTGGAGCGCATCATTGCGTCCGCGTCCGGGACGGCGGCGGGCCTGTCCGTGACGCCCGAGGGCGCGTTGCGCTGCCCGATTGTGCTGGCGTGCGTGTCCGCCCTGTCCGGCGCCGTTGGCCAAATGCCGTTGATTCTGTATCGGCGCGGACCCGGCGGTGAGAAGACCCGCGCCACGGACCATCCGCTTTACCGGCTGTTGCATGACGCGCCGAACGCCTGGACCGGCTCCACCGAGTTCCGGGTGTCCATGATGACGGCCGCGTTGCTTCACGGTGACGCTTTCGCGTTCATCGGCCGGGCGCGCGGGCAGGTGCTGGAAATCGTCCAGGCGCCCGCCGGAGCCGTCCAGGTAGACGCGGACGACTGGACGGGCGAACCCGTCTACACCGTCACCCGCCGCGACGGGACGCAACAGACGGTGCCGCGCGAAGACATTTTCCGGCTTCGCGTTCCCGGCCCGGACCCGGTGCGCGGCTTGTCCCTGACCGTCCAGGCGCGGGAATCCATCGCCTTGGCTTTGCAGTTGGAAGCCTACGCCGCGCGCGTGTTCGCCCGTGGCGCCCGGCCGTCCGGTGTTCTGGAAGTTCCCGGCAAGTTGAGCGAACCGGCGGTGAACCGCCTTCGCGCCAGCCTTTCGCAAAACCACGCCAACGCCGCGAACGCGGGAACGATGGTGTTGGAAGAAGGCGCCAAGTTTTCTCAACAGCAATTCAGTTCTGTGGACCTGCAATTCATCGAACTGTTCCGCCACCAGATAGCACAGATTGCCCGCGCCTATCGGGTTCCGCTTCACATGATTCAAGAGTTGGAGCGCACGACGCATTCGACGGCGGAGCATGTCCAACAGCAGTTCTTGTCAACCGTTTTGTTGCCTTGGCTGAAGCTGTGGGAACAGTCCATTGCCCGTGACTTGTTCACCGAGCAAGAGCGGGACGAACTGTTCGTCGAGTTCATGGTTGACGATTTGGTGAAGGCGGACCTTGCGGCCCGGATGCAGGCGTTCGCAACGGCCGTTACGAACGGAATCCTGAACCCGAACGAATGTCGGGCCATGGACAACCGGGAGCCATACGACGGCGGAGACGTGTTCATGCGGCCCTTGAACACGGGTGAAGCGGGAGGCGCGGCCGATGACGACTGAGACCGTCGAACTTCGCTTTGCGCCCGACACCGACACGGCCGGCACCTTCAAGGGCACCGCGTCCGCTTATGGCGTCTTGGACAGCCACGGCACCGAGTTCGCGCCGGGCGCCTTCGCCGCCAGCATTGCCGAGCGACGGGCGGACGGAAGCCGGTTCCCGCTCTTGCTCCACCACGACTTGGCCCGCGTTGCGGGTGCTATCACCGAGCTACGCGACACGCCGACCGGCCTTGAGGTGGTCGGCAAGTTCACCCTGGGCACGCCGGCCGGTGACGAGGGCTACCGCCTCGCCCGCGACGGCGCCCTGTCCCTGTCTGTCGGGTTCCGCCGACTGTCCGACCGTCCGCGCCCTGGTGGCGGGCGGATTATCACCGAGGCCCGGCTTGTTGAGTGTTCGGCCGTTGCCGTGGCCAGCAATCCGCGCACCCGGATTGTCGAGGTGCGCTCCACCGCCGCCCGAGGCGCGGCAAACCAGAGGGAGTCCACAATGGACACCAACACCGAGGCCGCGCCCGAGACCCGCGCGGAAGACACCGAGACCACCGAGACCGCCGACACCGGGCACGAGACCCGCGCGGCGGTGGAGACGTTGACCGGCGCCGTGAACGAACTGCGCTCCACCGTCGAAGCTGACCGGGCGCGACTGGACAAGCTGGAAAGCCGCTCCGGCCGTGCTGGCGTGACGGCTCCCGCGAACGACGGCGCCACCGAGACGCGCGCCTTTTCGCACTATCTGCGCACGGGCACCGTCCCTGCGGAAGTCCGCTCCATGACCACCCTGGACGACACGGCCGGCGGCTACACCGTCCCGGAGACCTTCATTCGGGAACTGGTCAAGGACCTGGTGGAGTTCAGCCCGGTTCGGAGCATTGCCCGCGTGGCACCCACGAGCGGCGGGAGCATCGTTCTGCCGAAGCGCACGGACGGCACCACCGCCACCTGGACGGCGGAGACGGCCGCCCGCACCAGTTCCGAACCGACGTTCGGGCGCCTTGAGTTCCCTGTTCACGAATTGGCCACCTACTGCGACGTGAGCAACGTCCTGTTGGAAGACTCGGGCCTGGATATTGCGGCCGAACTTCGCCGCGACTTGGCCGAAGCCTTTGGCAAAGCCGAGGGAACCGCGTTCGTCACCGGCTCCGGTGTTGGCCAGCCGCTCGGGCTTCTGAACAGCGGTATCGCCACGGTGGCCAGCGGCTCCGCAACCGCCGTCACGGCCGATGGTCTGATTGACACGCTCTATGCCCTTCCGTCCGCCTACGCGCGGCGCGGGGTGTGGGGCATGAACCGTGCCACCATCGGCGCCGTGCGCAAGTTGAAGTCCGGCGACGGACAATACTTGTGGCAGGATGCGCTTTCGGCGGGTGCGCCGGCAACAATTCTTGGCCGGCCGGTTGTAGAAATGCCGGATATGCCGAACGTTTCCTCCGGGACTTATCCGGTTGTCTTCGGTGACTTCTCGCAGTTCCGCATTTTCGACCGCGTGGCCTTGACTGTTAAGCGCGACGATTACACGCAACAGGCCAACGGACTTGTGCGGTTCCATGCCCGGCGCCGACTGGCGGCGGGCGTTCAGAAGGCCGAGGCGTTCCGCCTCATGGTCGTGTCCGCGAGCTAGGGAGCCTGAACCATGCGAGACGCATATCACAATCAGTCCGTGGCGTCGGTGCTGGCGCCCGCTGCCCGGACTTCCACCGCCACCGGCGAGACCGTTGACCTTCTGGGATACGGCTCCGCCACGTTTATCTTTGACGTTGGTGTGGCCACCGATGGTGTGTTCGCGTTCACCATTGAGGAAAGCGCGAACGATTCCGACTGGACCACGGTTGCGGCCGGGAACCTGTTGGGCACCGCGCCCACGGTGGACGCGGCCGGAGACCCGGCCGAAGACGAACAGGTCTACACCTGCGGATATGCCGGCTCCGCCCGGTATGTCCGCGCCAAGTGTACCGTCACGGGTTCACCGTCCACTGGCGCGGTGTTCGCGGTGTCTGTGGTTCGTGGCCACCCGCACGTTGCGCCGGTGGCCGCGTAGAGGCGGCGGGGGGAACGGCACCAACGCGGACTTGGTGTGAGCCTGGACTGGTCCCCGTCGCGGGGTTCCTCTTCCCCCTTGAGCCGGTCCAGGCTGTCCGCCGCCCGCCGGGAGTTCCAGCCGCTCCCGGCGGGCTTTCACTATCGGAGGCCCTGACATGCCCACACGCCCGCCACGTATCTGTCCGAAATGCCGTCGCACTGTACCTTCGGGCCAGCGGTGCCAATGCACGCCCAAGCCGGACAACCGGCCGACTGCCACGGCGCGTGGGTATGACCGGGCATGGCATCGCATCCGGGACGCCTTCCTTGCAGCGCATCCGACTTGCGCGGTGTGCGGTGCGGTGGCCGTTGACGTTGACCATATCGTGGCGCGGCGGGCTGGTGGTTCGGACGATTGGGCGAACCTTCAGGCCCTTTGCGCCCGACACCATCGTTCGACGAAACAGGCCCAAGAGCGGCGCGGCGGACGGGTTCGCGGTTGCGATGCCAACGGCTGGCCCTTGGACCCGGCGCACCCTTGGAACCGCGAGGCCCGACATGCTGGAAGTTGATAGCGCGCCCACGTCCGCCCTGGTGACCACGGCCGAAGCCCGCGCGGTGTGCGGTGTGTCTGGCACGGCGGATGACGCCTGGATTGACGCGCTCATTGCCCGTGCGTCGGCGGCTGTTGAAGCCTTCATTGGCCAGCCTGTCCGTTCTGGACAGTACACGGAAACCCTGTTGATGGACGGCCGCGCCCATACCGCTTGGCTTTCCCGGTGGCCGGTGACGGCCGTTTCCGCGTTGGACGTGGACGGTGCGGACGCGCTGGCCAGCTACACCGTGAAGCATCAACCCGGCGGCGGTTTGACACGTTGGGACGAACGCCGCTCCGTTCCATGGCCGGCCGGTGAACTGGTGGTGAGCTACACGGCCGGCGCCGCGACCACGCCACCCGACGTGGCGGCGGCGGTGCTGGAAACGGTGCGGGCTTGGTTCCCGTTGCGTGGCGCGGACCCGACCATCAAGAGCGCAACATACAGCGATGGCACGTCCGTTGCCTATGCGGTGGCACTGCCCGGCCTGCCCGCCGCTGCCCTGGACGTGTTGGCACCGCACCGCGTCCCGCGCGTGGCATGACCCTAGGGGGAGGTAAGTTTTTCCCGCAGGGGGTGCGTAACCGGCCGGGGGGTCAAGTGCGAGACAGGGCCGAAAATGGGGTTTTGAGCGATGAAGGGCAGGAAGCCGAAATTGCAGGTTGTGGAGGGTGGGGCCGCTGTCCGCCGTGCCCCTCCGCCGCCCTCATGGCTGCCCGCGCACGCGAAGGCGGAGTGGAAGCGGGTTGCGCCGCGCCTGCAAGCCCGTGGCCTGCTGAATGACGAGGCCCGCGCCACCCTGGAAAGCTATTGCGTGGCGGTGGGCATGGTCCGCGAGTGCGAAGAAACGATGGTCACCGAAGGGCGGACGGTGGAGACGGAGCGCGGCCCGACTGTCCACCCGGCCTTCCGCGTCCAACAGGGCGCCATGCGGGAAGCCCGCTTGCTGGCCACCGAACTGAGCCTGACACCACACCGCCAAGGCATCCGAGGCGCGGACGATGACAACGGAAACGACGAATGAGGCGGACTGGTGGACGGTTGAACAATGCCGGCCCGCTTGGCTTTTCACCGATGAACCAATCCCGGACCCGCACGGCAAAGGCGCCCGTGCGGTTTCGTTTGTCGAACGCCTGACCATCACCGAAGGCCCGTTGGCCGGCAAGCCCATGGCGGAGGTGCTGGCACCCTGGCAGCGGCGCCTTATCGCGAAAATCTGGGGTGACACCCTGCCAGACGGCCGGCGCCGATATTCGGACGTTGCGATATGGCTTCCGAGGGGCAACGGCAAAACCGCCCTGGTTGCCGCCTTGTCCCTGTTGCACCTTCTGGGGCCTGAGCGGGACGCGGCCGGGCAATGCGTTGTCGCGGCGGCGGACAGGGGGCAAGCGTCCATCGCTTACACCGCCGCCCGCCGGTTCGTGGAACGGGACCGGACCCTTTCACGCATCACGCGGGCCGTGGATAGCCTGAAAGAGCTTCACCACCCGAAATCGGACTCGGTGTTGAAGGCGATTTCCCACGAAAGCTATACCAAGCATGGCCTGAACGTGTCCCTGCTAGTGGCGGATGAAATCCATGCTTGGCCGGCTCATTCGGGCCGGGAACTGTGGCGCGTGCTGACCACCAGCATGGGCAAACGCCTGGACCCGTTGACGGTGAGCATATCCACCGCCGGCATTGGCCGGGACACGCTGGCGTGGGATAGGTGGCAGTATTCCCACGCGGTGGCCAAGGGTGAGACCGAAGACCCGTCTTTTCTGCCCGTGATTTTTGCGCCGCCGGAACCGCCGGAAGGCGAGGAACTGCCCTGGCAGGATGAACGCCTTTGGCACGCGGTGAACCCGGCCTTGGAGTCGGGCTTTCTGAGCCTGGACGAACTGCAAAAGTCCGCCCGCAAGGCCGCACCGCTCCCGCACGAGGTGGAAGGCTGGCAACAGCTAAGATTGAACCGTTGGACGGACGGAAGCCTTGCCGGGTGGTTGCCCATGTCGGTTTGGGATAAGGGCAACGTCCCGGTGGACCTGGACGCCCTGGAAGGCCGGCCCGCTTTCATCGGGGTGGACCTGAGTTCCACCACGGACACCACGGCCGTTGTGCTGGCGGTGCCCGACGATGACGGCGGAGTGGACGTTGTGCCGTTCGTGTTCGTGCCCGGTGATGGCATCCGCCGCCGGCAAGAGGTGGACGGCGTTCCGTATCCGGCATGGGCCGACGCGGGCCTGTTGACCGCCACGCCCGGCCCGGTGGTGGATTACGGCACGGTTGAAGCGTGCATCATGGGCTTGTGCGAGCGGTTCGACGTTCGGGAAATCGCAATGGACCCGTGGAACGCCACCGCCACCGTTTCCCGGCTCCAAGAGGCCGGGTTGCCGGTTGTGACGCATCGCCAAGGGTTCGTTTCCATGTCCGCGCCCATGAAGGATACGGAGCGGCTGGCGCTGGCCGGCAAGCTGCGACACGGCGGGCACGCACCCTTGCGGTGGGCGGTGTCAAACGTGGTGCCCGATAGGGACGCCAGCGGCAATGTGAAGCCATCCAAGGCGCGCGCGAAAGAGCGGATTGACGCGGCGGTGGCCATGATTGTGGCCGTTGGGCGGGCAGCGGCCGGCGACTCCGGCGGTTCCATCTATGACGACGAAGACGCCAGACCCGGCGGGCTGTTGATTCTGTGACGGGAGCGGAGACGATGGACAGACACCTTGCGGCCGTGTTCCGCACCCTGGCCCGGCCGGCAGCATACACACCGGGCGAAGGTGACGCGGTGGCGTGCAAGGCCATGCCGATGGGCGGTGGTGAGGTGTTCACCGTGGGCAAGGTGGAGTTCACGGCGGAGCGGCCGTTGTTCCACGTCCGCCGCTCCGAGGTGACGCCAGCCGTGGGCGGGACGTTGACGGTGGACGGCACCGCGCATCCCGTCCAGGCGGTGGAGCCGGCGCCACAAGACCCGCGCGGGCTTCTGTGGCAGGTGGTGCCTGCCTGGGGTGTGGCCATTACCTGGACGGTGCCCGGCGGTGGTGGTGGCGGTTCTGAAGGCCCGGACCCGGCATTGACGTACACCGCCGCAGCGACTCCGGCCGGTTCCGGGACGTTGACCATCCTTGCCAGCGGGTGGACCACCGGGAAGGTTTCGGCCGGTGACACCATCGAGGTTGACGGCGGGAGCTACACGGCCGGCGCCGACGTTGAATTGTCCCTCGTGGGAATGAGCTACGGTTTCGCGGACGTTCCGATTGCGCCCACCTTGGCCGGGACGTTGGCGGGTGGTGAAGCGGTGATGTTCACGGCCGCGTCACCGTCCACCGACCTTTCAATCCGCGCGGCGGTGGCGGACTACACGGCCGAAGAAATCATGGGCGGTGTGCTGGCGGGAGACCGGCGGATTGTGATTCGCGCGGCGGACTTCACCGGCACGCCTTCCACGTCCGACACGGTGACGTGGGATGGTGAGACGTGGGCGGTGGTGCATGTCTCCGCCCTGTACGCGGGCGCCGACGTGGCCGCCTGGACGGTTCAGCTTCGGAGGTAGGACGATGAGCGCGCAAGAGCGATACGAGGCCGCGTTGCGGCGGGTGGAAGACGCCAAGGACGAACTGACGCGGGCCAGAGTGGCCGCCGCGATGGCCGCCACCGACGCGCTTGTGGAGCGTCGGCAACCGGCTGTTCCGGCGCCGCGCATCCGGCCGTATCGGCGCAAGCCCGCCGCCCGCTCCCGGTGGATGGATGGCCTAGATTGATGGCCGACGCCCTGCCCGTGTCCATCGAGTTGGTACAGGTTGACCGGACACCCGGACGTGGCGCCCTGGTGGCGCTGGCGATTGCCGAAGTGGACGTTGCCGGTGTCGTGTTCCGGCTCCAAGGTGTCCAGGCCCGGCGGGCACCGGGCGGCGGACTGGCGGTGGTGGAGCCGCATTGCCGAGGCCCGGACGGCGCGTGGTATCCGGGAGTTCTGTTGCCGGCCGAGGTTCACCGCGCGTTGGCGGAACTGGTGCGGGCGGAGTTGACCGAAGCCGCGTAAATCGGATTTACGGTTCGGCCGGTTGGCGTAAGCCGGATTTATGGCGCGGTGCGCCGTCCCGCGCCTGCGACGTCATGACGCAGATTTGCGTCATGGGTGGTTCCGCGTGGTCACCACCGCCGTCCCGCCTGACCGCGCCTGCGACAGCCCGCCCGGCAAGCTACTGGTCCGCCTGCGGATTCCCGGCCGATTTCGAGCGGTCGCGCAACCGCACACCCGGCCCGCCCTTGGGAAACCTTGGGCGGGCTTTTTCGTGACCGTGCGGCGGGTGTGGTGGCCGTGTGTGAGCGGGAGTGGTTCGGGTGGTCTACACCGGCCGACGCCGCGCCGCCCATTCCTCAAGCCATGCCCGGCCGGTACCAACGCGGACACGTTCCATCGCTTCGGCGGCGGAAAGGATGCCTGCTACGGAGCCCGCGTCCAGGCGCACGCCAACGGTGGCGCGGGCAATCAAGTCCCGCCAGTCGGGACCGATTAAGTCGTGCGGTTCTGGTGGTGTGCGCGTCATGGGCGGGGACGATACATCGGCCCGGTGTTGCGCGCAATGGGAGTCGTGGGCGGTGTCCCGGCGGGCTGGCACCACCCACCCGAACCGTCTACAATCGTCCGTGCGCGTCCGTGGCAAGCCAATGTTTTTAAGTGGGGCGCATGATGGGGCAGTGCGTTTTTAGGCTGAAAAAGCCAATGAAATCAAAGGCCCTGGACTCCCTCCCCTGGATAGGGGAGGGCTGGGGTGGGGTTAATGCGACAGGCGAGATCCGTGTGGAAATCGCCTCGCCCCCCTCCCAACTTCGCCCCGGAGGGGGGAGGAGAACAGGCCGGCACCGGCCGCAACCGGCGTTCTCCCACCATCCTGAGAATTGCTGGTCTCCCATGGCGTCCGTGTCCTGTGCGCGGAACCATCCCAGCCCGGCGGATCGCTGACGCGATCCGCCGGGCAGGGATGGTCCCCCCAAGAGTCCTTTGGGAGACACGGCTAAGGAGACCCATCATGGCCATCACATGGTTTTGGTCTTGTGGCCCGGCGCTCCCGCGCCCTGGCGGGCGAAGATCGGCGGGCCACGGGGCACGTTCACCAGGCAGGACGACTGAGGTGGTCGGAGTCTTCGAGACAGCGTTTGGCGGATTTTAAGTGGATCGCCTGCCGTGGGTGAACCGCCCCTGGGGCCCCTGCAGGGCGGGCGGAGCCCGACCGGAAGGGGCCCCAGGGGCGGCGGTGATGATCACGCGGCCATGGCCTCCGGGGGCGTCGCCCCATAGGCCGCGTCCGGCGTCCGGCCGTTCAGGGAAGAATGCGGCCGGCGGCTGTTATAGAAGTCCAGATATTGGCCGATCGAGGCCCGGGCCTCCGTCACGCTGTCGTAGGCCTTCAGGTAGGCGAGTGGCGCGAGGCATTTCAGCCTCGCGCTCTCCCAGAACCGGACGTGAACCTCTCGATTCATCCGGCTCCCGTCATCAGTCCGTTGATCCCAACGCCCAATCCTGGGTTCGCGGTGACTGGACAGACGTGCTGAAAAGCGGTGCCTTTT